AAACCCTCTATTTTTAATAGTTTTATTATATCTATTACATTCGGTTTTTTTGAACCAGAAGCAATACCATCGGCTACAGTTTTATCTGGTAGCCTATTAAGATCTAAGTCATCTCTATTTACAGTCATTCTCTTTTATTTCAGTTGTACAGAAGTAGCCTAGTTTTTTATAGTTTCTTAAAGCTTTGTTATGTGCTTGTTTGTTGTTTAAAGACAATCATATCTATGTTGTAATAAAATTCCTGTGTAAATTCTAATTCGGTGTCTATATAGTCAACTGGTTTGCACTGAAACTTGTTCTCTAGCAAACAGGTTATTAACCAAAAAGCATTTTGTGAAGTTCTAATTACACTACCTACTTTTAAGTGTTTTTTTATTGATTTTTTTTTCATTTCTAATCGTTTTTAGTTTCTATTGGTAATTCTGCACCTATCTCGCCTTTTTTTGGTTTTGAAAGCCTAAACATACTACAAAGTTTAGTGTCTTTTTGCCATTGTAAATATATTTTCTTTGTTAGTTCTTTAGTGATTATACAATAACTATAACCGTGTTCAGCTTTGTATGCACTATCAAAACAAACTTCTTCATACTCTACTATTACCATCTACTTTTATATCGTGTCTAACCCCTTTAGAGCAATAATTATAAGAGGATTGTGTAGTCCAATGTAAAGTTTTAAAAGGACAATTATTACAAGAAGTGACTGTTTTACTAACTATTGTAGTAAAGGTTTTATTTTTATTTACTTTAATTTCCATAATTTTTATTAATAATCTCGATGTTTTATAATATTGTGTATATTTAATTTTGTGACTCAACTAATTATATACGGGTGTTATATACAGCTAAGAAAAAGCAAGTGTAGCCAATCTGTGTTCTTCACTTTTGTATGGTATCGTACCTTCAATTTCGGATATTATATCAGCACAGTAACCTCCATTTGTGTAACTACTTGTGTCATATTCAAAATTAACATCAGTATAATCTTCGTAGGTAAAATCACCTCCTTTATACCCTCTAAAAACACCATCATAAGCCTTTTTTATATTAGATAATACACCTTCCTTTTTGGTTTCTTCTTTTATAACTTCAAAAGCCACTTCATCATAACTACCTCTCCAAGAAAAGGGCTCACTAATTCCATATTTTAAAACCTTTTTTTGTGTTTTTTCTACTAGCTCTTTAAATTCTAATAATGTCATAATTTTTATTTTTAGCAACAAACCTCATTAGTCAAGGTTTATCATATCCTTTTACAAATATAGACAAAATAACTAATGAGGTCAGTGCTATTAACAAAATATTAACAATAATTATATTGCCAATTCTAATGTAGATTTGAGTTTATTTATTTTAGGCGTATTAACTATTTCAAAATCATCAACTGTGTAATTATAGAATTTTCTTTTTGTTTTAAGTAATAGGATAGGTTGCACATCAATGGGTTTTGTATTTAAAAGTTCCTGTAAAGCATTTTCGTGTCTATCATAATAGTGTAAATTATTAGTTAAGTGAGAAAAGTTTCCAAACTTGTAACCTAAATGCCCACAAACCATCATCATTAAAGCAACATACTGTATCTTATTTATATATCCTGCTACAAAATAGTCATTACTTCTTTGTATTAATGTCATGTCTATTGTCAATTCGTTACCTACTTTCCTAACAGACCATAGTGTTTCAAATGCACATTCAACTAATTCTTTTTTATCAATATTAGACCAATTCCAAAATGACATTATATGTCTTCTACCATAAGGATTGTTTTTCAACCCTTCTAGTAAGTCATTTAGTTGGTTGCGAGATAATTCTTTACGATATAAATAATCATCGTTACTAACATCTAATTCATTATATTCTTCTATTGTTAAAAAAGTACATGATTCTTTACTATAGCAATTACTACCGTAGTAGTTTTTATCTAGTATCCACCCTTCAAAATCTTGCTCTTTAGCTAAATGGTATTGTGGTATAAATCTAATATCATTTAAAAAGGATTCAAACGAATGCCAATCTTGATGTACAAAATCTTCTTTATACACAAACTCTTTTGAATAACATTTCTGAAACATTTCCTCCCATTTATCCATCAGAATATTTAGATGTTTGTCACTAATATTCTTAACATCAGTGTAGTTACCTAAATAACCTACTCCATATTTCGACCTAGTTGCACTATAATCTTGGGATAATACTGAATACTTTTTGTCTATTATACGAGGCTTAATTTTGACAACACTTTTCCTCATTTCATTGGGTCTATGGCTTTCTAAATTGTAAGGGTAAGAACGACCAATATCTCCATTTTCATTAAACCAAGGTTCCCACCAAAAAACACCGTTAGATTCAAATGATTCTTTAGTGTTTAATTGTGTTTGGAATATCGTTAATATTTCTTTTATACCTGTTTTTATAGCTGTTTTTCTTATTGTAGGTATTGGAAATTCGTTCTTAGAAATATCATATTTTTCAAAAACTTGTGTTATAAACTTTGTATGAGCAGGTGTGCCATCTCTATATTTTGCTCTAGGTTTTTCATCTAAAGAACTTTTATAAGCCAACTTTAATAAATTCTCTTTATAATATTTATCTGCTAAGTTCATTATCTAATTTTTGTTGTAAAAAATATATATCTACGTTGTGTAATTTACTTTCTTCTAAGACTACATCATGACCGTTATATCGTCTTTTACTGTTCTCTAAAAGATTTATTAAAAATCTAGTTTCGTTTTCGTTTAATTTTTCCATCAGTCGTATATTTTTAATAGGTTAGAAATTAACCCAATTTCGTTTTTAAAAAAGTCTTTTTTTATTTTCTCGGTTTTACTCTCTATAGAGTCTCTTATTTTTTTCATACAAGTGTCATAGGATTTCAAAGATAAGGGCATTTCGTATAAATAATTGTGATTTGATATTTTGATATATCCTTCTGAAATACATACACCTAAATCATTCTCTTTATCTAATATAAAATATTCATTATGTAAAGGAGAATAGTGAGATTCTAGATTAGATTCTAACATTATCTCTACAAGTTCTTCTATCTTTTTTTGTTTTAACTCTAATTTCAATTTAGGCATGTTTCTTTTTTTACTGAACCAAGTCATTTAAGGGGTTTTAGTTTATAAATATGATGTAACTTATTATCCTTTTTCTAAATAAAGTGGTGCAGGATCTAACACTCTATGACCTACCTTAATGATATCAAAAAATTTAGGAACTTTTTCTAAAAACCTTTTATCAAACCCATTGAAGTTTTTTCCTGCAACATTGATTTTCACACTTACTGAATCCCAAGAAGCTTGTTGCATACTTTCATAACCATTCTGTAAAAGAAAGCTTAAAAAATAAGGAGTTAAGTCTTGTTCATAAATTAAATCTTCACTTTTTCCTATTTTAATAGTTTCTATAATATCTTTATTCAAAGACAAAGCGTAAGGCTCGCCTTTAATAAGATCTCTATTAATAATTTTATGAAATTTAGGTAAATCCTCTATAGGAGTATTTTTTGACCTATCTTCAATTACAGCACCAAATGATAATATTTGACACGTTTCCCAATTTAAACCTGTTGTTTCAAGGTCTATACTTACATACTTGCTCATATTTTATTTTTGTTGTTAATAAATAGTCACGCATTTAAAAAAAGATTAAATACACAACTCTCTACAAAGATAATAAAATATTAAGTAAAAGAGTCTTAATTATATGTTAAAAAATAGAAAAATAATACCCTTTTAATACCTTACCTTTTGTTATAGACTGCTGTACAACATTCTCCTTAGACTTTAATATATTAGAAATAGTAGCCCTATCAAAAGAACCTAAAAATTCATGGAATAAAGTATATACGTCTATATCTCCATCATTGGGGATATTAAATAGATCTAACTTATTCTCTAAATTTCTCTCGCTAGAAAAAATATTATATAAATGTACTCCTGTTCTATGTAATGTTTTCTTTTTAGGATTATCCATCATTCTAGATATACCAGAAGCATCCACGTTAAAGTATTTAGCAGCTTCTAAACCAGAACGAAATTTTTTATAATACCTTCCATAAACATCATAACAATAGACTGGTTTTATATTTATAGCTTCTACCGCCCCTTTAATTCCTTTGTTATAAGCTTCACATGGAACTGGAATATAGGTAGGGTCATAATCACTTTCATAACAAAAGTAATAATCTTTACCTTTAGGGCATTTTTTATTTTTAATACTTTTACTTACAGTGCTTCTAGATAACCCGTTTTCTTCGGAAGCTTGTTTTTGCATTTCATAATACTTTATAAACTCTCCTTTATCTGAAATTTTATATATTTTTTCAAAACCTCTAGTACGAAGTCCGCGAACTATTATTTCATCTGCTCTTTCTAACCCTACTATACCATGAACAGTAGGTTTTACATTGTATGTTTCCAAGTTAAAGTAATTAGATGTCCCATTTATATACTCTTGAGCTTTACATAATGTATCTAGATAATACTGTTCTCTTTTATGTAAATTTACTACATCATGTAACTCTAAAATTTCAAAAGAAAAAGCTTCAAATCCATACTTATTAAAAGCTCTTTGTAATTTATATCCTGTATGTACATCTCTACTTAGGTAACTGGCGTGATTTAACCACCTATTAAATACACTTTTACCTGAACCTACATAGAACTTACCATTAACTTTATTAGTTATTTTGTAAACTCCGCTTAACTTATAATCTCTCATAAAACAAATAACCCCACTTATCAGAGGTCGGAGTCTCATCAAAATGGGGGTATTTTTAATATTTTTATATTTAGCTCCGACACTAAGCCACAAATATAAGTTAAACTATTGTAATTATCAAACTTGTTAATAGATACTTAATGACAATCTTTCCAATTTCTACCTACAATCCATTCAATACCCAAATCTACTGGAATTTTAAATCTTTCTTTGGTTTTAGTTATAGAGTTTGTTAGTGTATTGGATACATCATTAGGCAAACAAATATAATACTTACCCCCTTTACCTTCAGATAAGTCGCTTAGTTGAGCCCCTTCCCATTTTTTAATAAAAGCCTTTCCTTCTTCTTCATTATTAAAAACTTTAAATTTCATAATAGATTGATTAATAGCTAGTTGTGCCTCATCATGATAAGAAATCATTTCTCCTATATCTGGCTTACCTTTAAAGGGATCTGTACAGTAACCTAATCTTTCAAACTCTTGAAAAGAATAAACTAAAGTGTACTTTGTTATAATAACTCCACCACTTTGCAGTAAGGCATTTAACAAGCTGTGCTTACTTCTTGTAGGCACTTTTCTTCTATCTATTCCTAATATAAATTTTTTATTATTTGATTCCCAATGTTTTTCTAAATTATTTTTTAAACTGTTTAAAGCGGGGTTTCCTTGCCAAAAATTATCTATATGCTGTTTTGCTTGTTCTAAAGTACAACCTAGCATTTTACCTATTTTAGGTGGTGCTGCCCCATATAAAACTGCATATGTGAAGCTTTTTGCATCACTTCTAGAGATACCTAATATTTCAGCATTTTTTGTATGAGCATCATTTGGTTTTTCTGCAACTAAAGATTCAGCCATTTCAGGACCACCAGGGTACTTGTATATATACGAGCCTTGTACTCTATTCTCCAAAGACGAAAAATCATAACCAATCTGTATAAAATCTTTACCTGCACCAAATAAAGACCTCATTTCAGCGCCGTATATAGAACTCGGTCTAGGTATATTAGCGACTCCTTGGTGGGAATACCTTGATGTACTCGTAGATAGCTCTATTGCAGGAGTAGGTATCCTTCCATCGACTTCTCTATAACAACTTAAAAACCCTGTGTTTGGAGTATCTCCTTTATCAAAATCCATATCAGAAGTATCTCCCCCTGCAATAGAGTTTCTTCTATGCCTATATGTAAGCCACATAGCAAAATCTTTTGCAAATGCAACTTTTTCACCTAATTTAACTAGATTTGGACACATTTCTTTTTCTACCCCAACTTTAATTTTAGGGGAAGTATAAACTCTTACAGGAAATTTTTCATCTAGCTTAGATATAAGATTATCGTAGATATCTTCATAATTACTATTAGGGTTCATTCTACAAGATTCTATAACTCTTTCTAATCTTTGTTTTGTGTATATGTTTTTTTCTACTGTTTTTTTCCACCATCTATCTAAAGTTTCTACTCTCTTTATTTTAGAAAGATTTTTTTTACTATTATCTTTTGTAATATCACGTTCATTCCACTCTATAGGTTCCCAACCAAGAGATATAAGGTACATTTTTATATGGTCAAAATCCTTCATTTCAGCTTTAACTTCTGTTTTTAAAGGTTTTGTATAAGGTATTTTATAAAATTTATTATTCCACATAAAGCCATAATCTTTACAAGTTGCTCCTATTTTTGATAAAAAGGTTATCATGTGAACTGTTAGAGAACCGTCCCCTTTTAATTGTTTAATTGGGGGAGTCCAGTATTTAAGTTCCGATTGATTTAAAGGCTTAGGAGGTAAAAGAGGTTCGACTTTATTTGCAAGATACTCTAATTTACTATTTAAATCATTCAAACACTCTATAGCTAAATCTTTATTAAAAGAGAAACCTAAATGCTCCCTTCTAAAAGCTAAGTCAGCTAATTTATGCTCCATTTGTATAGAGTCCCCCCAATTATGCCCTTTAAACTCTTGCATAATCAATTTAAAGGCTTCTGCGTTGGTTTTACAATCTTGACGACAGTAAGGTAGCATTAAAGGGTTATACTCTCTAAATTCAGCTCCTTTTGGGTCTGAGGCACTTATATACCCCGCTTCTATACATTGCTTTCTATAATCATCTTTAAACTCTCCTGCCTTTCTGCCCCAATAAGCTAACGAGTGTGCTGGTCTATCTGGATTTGCAAGCCTAGATAAAATCAAGCTATCTAAAAACTTACATTCTCTACCAAAAATTGTATCTGATTCTCCTATATATCCAATAGTGTACTCTAGTACTTTAAATAGTTTTAATTGTTGAAAATCGAATTTATGCCCGTTATGTGCAATTATATAATAAAAAGGTCTTAGTGTTTCTTCAATCCACTTAGAAGATATATTTTCAAGTTCTGCTGACCAATCTTCCCCTGTTTCAAAGTCCCTTACAACTACACACCAAAGTCTTGCATCTGGTCTAAATCTATAAGGGAAAGAAGAGTAGTCAAGCAAATTCTCAGTAAAATTATTTGATTCAATATCAATTATGCAGCTTCTTTTTTCCATACTTCAAATATAGTGTTTAATTAGGTTATTCTTGTAAAATACCTATTAAAAATTTTTTATATTTTATTATTTTTTTACTCAACAAAATATCTTCTTTATTTTTTGATAGTTTTCTATTATCAATTTGAGTTTGAAAACAGTTGATCCAAAGTTTTATCTTTTCAATCTCTTTTTCTGTTTTTGTCATAGAATATAGGTTTTTCTAACACCTCTCCAATTATAATGAATAAATAACTTATCATTACTGTAATCATAGTCAAAATTAGGTTTTAGATATAAATAAACGAGAATAAGGGCAAGTAAGGTAGTTAGGAGCATTGTTATAAAGTTTTTAAGAATTTATTTATTGAA